GTTTCCCAGTCACGATCGGGGGGGGTATGTCATGTCCTCACGGTTATCACGGTTCAGTAATATATAAATCAATATAACACATGAATATGACCAGTATTCATGTATTGTAAACATTAATCATACTGTTTTTTTACCTTGAAACCGTGAGGAAACTGCCCGTAACCGTGAGGAATGACCCCGTAACCGTGAGAACTGTGAGGTGATTCCGGCCTGTTTTCGGGCAAAAAATAATCCCCGCCGAAGCGGGGATTAATGTTTTTTATCTATGGCTGATTTCTGGCCCGATAATTATATATCAGTAAAAGTCAGAAGTATTTGCCACCTTTTGCGGTTCTTGCGGCAATTTTGTGATCTGCCCTCGTGGCATTGAAGCCGATTTTTTCAATTATGGTCAATGCGAGATTCATATTGTGTTGCTGGAAATCAACGATCCCCAAGGATTGCGCGCGACGGATGCCACCGGCAAGGTCCATTTCACGAATAAGCGCATCTGAGATTTCGGTATCGAGCGCGGTGCGGTGCTGCAATTTGTCATCCATGATGCCTTTGCGCACACCCTCAAGGCCCTCGGAAACCTCGGAGTGGATCAGCGCGATCTTGCAGCCCAAGAAAATGGGCCAATAATGGGTAACCATATCACGAATTGGTTCGTTGATATAATTCCACTCGATCAACTGGAATTCGCCGTTGTGATCGGTGACCCACATGGAGTCGCCGGGGATATAGGGGATGCCTGTTCCTGCGTGATGCCACCAGCCCGCAGCATAGCTTGCATTGTGGCACTTGTTCATCAGATTGTGCAGCGCAATGCTGATCTGGTCGTTTGACGTTTCCGGCATTTCACGTTCAGCCAACTTTTCGAGTTCTTTCGCCCGTGAAACCAGAGAGGAAACACGTTCGCTATTGTCAATCGGTTCGCCGCGTGCGTCATAGATTTGGATGGAACCCATCATCGAACGATCACCAATGAAATCGCGGTGGTATTCGATGCAGTTATCATTGGTGATTTTGATCCGAAATCCGTGGCTGTTCAGCAACGAAATCGCCTCAATGACGCCGAAGTATTCAGTTTTCATTTCTTTTTCCATCATTTTCCATCCGCAATTGCACGTAGGGCGCTGGATAGTATATCTTGGGTCGCACCGGGTTCCGATGACATGGCTTGCGCAATCTGTGAGATTGCCTGATCGTCAGCGAGTAAGCGCAGCGCCGCCCCCTGCACTGTGACCCCATCAATTGCGATCCCGTAGCAGTAACGTGAGCAAACCCAACGTCCATCGCTCAATTCACACTCTGGCCCGCCATCCTCGGCAGTGGACAGGTCGCGCTTACCGCACATGCAGCATTGTGCTGTGGTGGCTTGGGTTTCCATGATTGAGCCTGTGACCCGCGCATCATGATCGACTTGGGCTGCGTGTTTGGCTGATGATGGAGAGTTTTTATCCCCATAACCTTGATCGATTTTCTCTTCGTTGCTTTTTGGAAGCCACGCAAATAACCACATCCATTCCCCGTGAATTTTCGCAACGCGATATTCACCAAACTTGGTCAGGGCAGAATATGACTTGCCATCTTTCACCCAAACCAAAGGTTTGACTTTCAACGATGCGGGCGACGCGAAACCTCGGCAGAGTTCAGTTTCATTGGCTTTTTCCATCAATGCACCTGATGGTTTTTTACACTGACCAACATGGAAATCAACCACGAATGCTTGATTTCCATTGGCGTTTGTGGTGACCGAAGCATTCCAGATGCTATTTCGAGGTCCATCGTAGTCAGCTTTTTGTCGTCAATTGCGACAATCATGTGGGCCAACTGTGATGCCGAAGGGGCGTGGCCGTAAATCTCGCGGTAAGCATCAGCCATCAACACCCCCAGAGTTTCAATCTGAGCATCGCGTGCGCTTGCCAGTTCTTCGGGCACGAGATGCGCCAGAGTCGGGCTGCACAGTGCAGTGGAACCAAGAATCAGGGCTTTCAAGTTCATTTGTTTTTTCCTTTGAAGATTTTCGATTTTGTCGCCCGAATTTCATCGCGCGCCCTTGTAATTCCGCCGACCCATGCACAGGGGTCAAACGTATCCATAATTGCAACCACCTCGGTCATTGTTTCGATAACGCCTGCCAATTCGTTTACCGCGAATTTGGTTGCCTGATGGATTTCTTGAACCCTTTTGTCGGAATTGTTTTCACTTTCCAACATCAGGGTTTCCGCTTTGTCGTATTTCGCCTGAATCACTTTCAATTCAGATTTATACACTTCGAGAAGGCCACGGTGCATTCCGACAACACCATTCAGCCTGTCGGCGGCGGCAGACAGTTTTGAACCCTTAGCCATCGCGGGCAGACTCCAGCGGAGAGGTGACTTCTTCAACCTTTTCGATCATCTCTTCAATTTCAGAGATAGCGGTTTCCATCTCTGAAATAGCGGATTCTGCGGTTGTGCCACGATCCCCACCTTTGAGGCCATCGGGCATACTATCGAAATAATCCTGTTCTTCGTCTTTCAGGCTTTCGATTTCATCCTTGATTGTCTCAAGTGAGGATTTGATTTCCTCCATCTTTTCGATGACAGCACTGATAGCCTTGCGGCGGGCTGTATTCATTTTGAATTCCTTCTGATTTCCTTCTGCAACCTGTTTATCAATACCCTATTGATATTGCAAGCATGAAAAAAGGTCGATCCTTTGGGATCGACCTCATGGCCTTCAGCCGGGAATACGAGGGTCAGCCCTCGGGACCACCAATACCCATGGTGGCGAAATGCTCGGCCAGAATGTTGAAGTTGGCCACAACATCATCGGAGAGGTGAGGGCTGCACCCCACATAGAATTGCGTGCTGAAGACCACCTCGGCCTCGGGGTCTTCGATCAGCATCGCGATCTTCTCGAAGTCGGCAGTAAGTGCCGCTGCAAGGTGCGATCCGCAGCCCAGATAGGTGGTTTGCAGGGCGTCACGATAGGTGGTCGCGGCCTCTTCCCCGGTGGCCCCCACAGCCGCCAGATCGGCGGCTTCAAAGTTGTGCTTCAGGGTCGATTCAAGGTTCGACCCGCATCCCAAAAAATTGGTTTTCAGGTTAAGGTTCGGCGTCATCGGTTGATCCTCGCAGTGTTGCAACACTGCGAAAATACATGCTTTCACACAAATGGTCGAATCATTCTTCTTCGAGAATGGTTAGCATTTTCGTTCTTTTCCGGCTGCTATTCCGCTTCATCGCGCGGAATACCACTCCATAATCTGATGCCAACAAACGAATTACTTCTTCACGATCACGGGAAGACATGTTGCGGAAAGACCAAAGCTGCACAGTAAGTTCGCGGGCGGTGATGCCTTTTGATCCGTCTTCTGCTGCCTCTTGAATTTTCTTGTATGCTTCTTTCACAACTGCCTGAACCGGAGAAACACCAATATCTGTTGTGCGATTTTCCAACTTTTCGGCATGATACATGAAGTAATCACGCGACCACTCAACATGTTCGACTGAAATTTCTTCTTTTTCGCATGACACAGCGACAATCAGTGACAAACGCATGATGATTTCGCGGGCACGACCGTAAAGACCATCTAAACCCCGACTATCCAACGAGTCCATTTTTTCAATGGCCATAGTGTCAAGTTCTGTGAGAAGTCGCTTTGCCCTCGGTGTGAATGGTATTTCAACCGGGTCGCCGGGTTGCGTTGGATCGTTACGATTGATAGCGTCCATGATATCTTCGTCGTCACCAACGACCGGAAAAGCGTTATCCCGTGACCATTTGCGAATTCTCTGATTTACCTTGATGGGGCTTGGGTTCGATTGCATTGGCAATCGTGGCAATTCAGTTTCACAGATCAGAAAGCGGTTCAGGAAACCAGACGCTACATCGTCACCACTAATGGCGTTATAGAAGTCGTCAGGGACGGCAACGCCAAGCATCGTCAGCGCAGGCCGTTTCACATGCGAAGAGGCCATCTCTTCCATTTGCGCTTTAGACATACCTCGCGCACTGTAGCCTTTATTGCGGTGAGTGCCACCGAGACGACCCCAGATTTCCATCAGCGCACTTTGCGCGTTGGACATATTGGCGTCACCGCTCGTTCTGGCAGATTTCAGATAGCGGCTGAATTCGTCGGCAAGGCTGATGTGTTTCGGTCGGAATTCTAGTGCTGACATTAGGCCCGCGTCAGAGGTGTAACGTGGAGGTCCAACCAATTCCAACTCGCATTGTTCCATGATGGACTCGATCACTTTAAGGCCATGTTCTTTACCTGATGCTGTCTTCCCAAGCATCAGGAAATACAGACTGGAATAGTTGCCCATGTCTGTAACGAAATTTCGCCCCAAAATAACGGAACCATAAGCCAAGGCGACATGTGGCGCGAACTGAGGCTGCGGCCTCGGTGCGCTTCTGTTGTATACCTCAACTATTTCCCCAAGGACGCCCGGAACCGTCATAAGATGGTCGGGTTGATTTATTATCAGTTTCGATTTCTTTTTTTGAAGCGGATTCGGTCGCCGCGCCGCGAGCATTTCCTTGCGGGCTTTTTCGTTACGAATCGCTTCGCGCAGTTCTTCGGCGTCAGATTCGGTGGGCTGCAATACGTTGCGAATTTCGGCCTCTGCCGCCTCTTTCATCAAGGTTGCCATTCGAATTGGTCGAACCTGTGTGTTCCTTCCGAACGTGCCCCATTGGTAACGCTGTTCTCTTGCGTCGAAATTCTTCTCTTCTTTCGAATACTTAACCCAAAGCCGGTATGCGTCCTTGTGCCCACCGAATTCATGATGAAGCGCCATACCGACTGAGCGCCAGCCCTCGCGTTCGACAAACCATTTCTGTCGATCAAGTTTCGATAGAATGTCTTCGGCGTCATCATAGCTGATGCCAAGTGGTGCGAGGTCAGCATCATCGAAATTCGATGCCGCTTGCGACAATTCATCAATGATACCTTCGAGGATTTCTTCTTCCATTACTGGCAAATTTTCAGGCTCTTTGGCCCAAACATATTCTTTGCCTGTGTCTGGATGAATCGACGGCGGCAAAACCATTTGCTTGCCTTCACCGAAAACTTCGATTTCCCAACGCCAACGCATTTTTTGCTTGGCTTCATCGAAGAATTTTTCTTTGGAGTGCGCTACCGTTTTCGCGCGCATCGGCCTGTTCATCAGGAAATAGAAGTGACGACTTTCACCACCCGAGCCACTTATCACGCGGGCACATTGCTTCAAAAATTTCCTGCCGAACAATTCTTCTAGTTTGGCAATTGCTTCTTCTTTATCTTCGGCAACCCTGATATCCAGATCGATACCCAGAATGTATTTTCCGTCTTGGGTTTTCGAAGTGATGCCAGGTCGGAAGCCCAGATTGCAACCTGCGTCAATTCCCTCAAGAATATCGAAAAGGGCAACTTTTGGCCCCTTCGACCAACCATCGTCTAATGGTTGTTTTCTTTTCGGTTGCAACAGGATAAGTGAAAAACCAATTTTGTGAAGACGTTCAATTTTCATTTACGTCTTCCTTCGGGCCTTCAAGTTCTTTCTGGATATCGAGAACGATCACAAGATCAGCGCAAAACGGTCGAAAATCGCTGAGTTCGAAGTTCGAGTCTTCAACGCGCATTAGAGCCTCAACAGCCGGAAGCGCCACGCGACCTTTGCGGAACCATTCATAAATGGTTTGAGGTTTGATGTTCAGATGTTTTGCCAGCGCGTAAACATCTAGGCTTCCGTCAGATTTTCGCTGAAATCTCGCTGGAAGCCTCTTCTGAAGAAGCTGCGCGATGGTCATGACTGCCCCTTGGTTCTCGCCTGTTGACCTGACTTACCCTGCCCTGAAAACAGTTGTCAATCTCCCATTGACAAGATCGGATCAGCGCGCGTATGCCTTGATAAGTGTCGATATTGGCGCAGAATTATGGAGAAAACAAACATGTCGATTGAAGAGGCGTTGGCCGCGAACACCGCAGCCCTGAAGGAAAACACTGCGGTTCTGAAAGCGCTTTCCGGCAAGACTGCCGAAGCTGCTGGTTCGAAGACGACCGAACGCACTGCTGGCTCGGCTTCGAAACCGAAAGATGAAGGCGAAGAGCCGAAGCGCGGTCGTGGTCGCCCGCCGAAAGCGAAAACCCTTTCGGCAACTGAGATGGGCGAAAAGGCTCGCGAGTTCTGCGAATCCGCTGGTGATGACGAAGACGAATTCAAAGAACGCCGCGCACTCTGCACCAAGCTGGCCAAGAAATTTGGTGTGACGAAATTCTCGGAAATTTCGGGTGCGGAAGATCAGACCGAAGCCCTCGAAGCCCTGCGCGAATTCGCGGAAGACGGCGGCGATGGTGACGAAGGCGGCGATTACTGAAATTGATGGTTTAGCTGATGTGGTGAGGGGATATCCCCTCACCACATTAACTTGCGGGGGTCTATCGTGGCAGCACATGCAAAATTGTCTCCATCATCAGCGCACGAGTGGATGAATTGCCCACTGTCGATCACGATGAAGGAACTATACGAACACCTTGACCCGCATCGCTATAGTGTCGCGAATGCTCAAGGCACGATCAAGCATCACGTTATCGAAAGATGCTTGAATGAAAATCTTGACCCTTATCATTTCGTCGATACGGAATTTCGGTTGGGTGATCTTCGGGAAGAAGATGACTCCATGCCACAAGAATGGCAAGATTACACATACGAATTCACCGAAGATGACGCTGACACGATGATGATCGCGTTGGACGAAATCGATAGCTACCCCGGTGAGCGCTTCATCGAATATCGTGTGGATACGTCTAAATATTGTGGTCCAAATCAGTTCGGAACACTCGACCTTGCGGTGATTATTCCTGTTCGAAAGGGTGTGGTTGATCTTTTGATTTGGGATAACAAATTCGGTCGTATCGCAGTTAACCCGTTCGAAAACATGCAGATGAGTCTGTATGGTCTTTGTTTTTGGGAAAATATTGTCAGTAAGATGGACGTTCGCGTTCGTCGGGTCATCATTCGAGTTTGGCAACCGTTGGTCGTCGGTGCTGGTGGTCGTTGGGTGACCACATTGGATTATCTGGAAGATTTTGGTGAAAAAGTCAAGAAAGCTGCAAAGAAAGCGCTTGGTAAAAATCCAAAAGCCAACCCCGGCCCTGTGCAGTGTGAATATTGCATTGGTGCAAAAACTGGAAAATGCGAAGCCAATTACAAATGGAATCGCGATGTTCTGATTGCTGCCTTTGCTGAGGGGGAAGAGATTGATGACCTGATCGAAAATGACGAAGTTCCATGTTTCAAATTCAACGGGGTAAGCCCGAAGGAACGAACGTGGCTCATTGATAATTTCCCTATGTTCAAGCGTTTCATTGAGCGTTTGGAAAATCAAGCGTTTCGGGACGCTTATTATGGAACTGACGTTGTTCCGGGCAAGAAGCTGATCTATGGTAACCGACCCCGCAGAAAGTATCGCAACGCGGTTCGGGCTGAGGGTCGCATTGTTGCAAGCATTGGCGAGGAACGCGCTTATAGCAAAAAACTCATTTCCCCTGCACAGCTTGAAAAGGAAGTTGGCAAAAAGAAAATCGGGGATTATGAGGATATCATCGAACGGGGAGAAGCCAAATTGGTTCTGGTCGATGAACATGACAGTCGCCCCCGAGTGAAGTCCATTCGGGAAATGTTCGAAGAAGGAGATGATTAACATGGCAATGAGCTATCCACTCAAGGTTCGCTTGAAAATGGTGCGGTTCAGCTATCCGCACGTTTTCAAGCCGAAAGGTTTCGGCAAGAAAAACGAGGGCACGCCCAAGTTTTCGATCACGGGCATCATTGACCCCGATACGAAAACGGGTCAGGCCAATATCGCGGCGATGGAAGAGGCAATCGACGCTGCGGCCAAGGAAAAGTGGCCGAAAGACTGGCAAAAAAACCTGAAGAAGATGCGGAAAGACAATCGCGTCTGTCTCCGTGAAGGTGATGATGATGATGAAGCCAGTGAAGGGATGATGATCGTCGCAGCTTCGAACGAAGAAAAGCCTCTTGCGTTGGATGAAAATGGTGACGATGTTACCGCAGCCGACAACGTGATTTACGCGGGTGCCTACGGTGATATCATTGTTCGCGTTTGGGCGCAGGACAATGACTATGGCTTGCGCATCAACGCCTCCCTCGAAGGTGTCAAATTCCGTCGCGATGGTGATCCGCTTTCTTCGGTTTCGCGTGCGAGCCGCGAAGACTTCGATGACGATGATGACGATGACGAACCGAAACGGGGTCGTTCTTCTTCGCGCGGTCGTGGTCGTGATGACGATGATGACGATGACGAACCGAAACGGGGTCGTTCTTCTTCGCGCGGTCGCAGTCGTGATGACGATGATGACGATGATGAATCGAAACGGGGTCGTTCCTCTTCGCGCGGTCGCAGTCGTGATGACGATGATGAAGATGATGAACCGAAACGGGGTCGTTCCTCTTCGCGCGGTCGCAGTCGTGATGACGATGATGAAGATGATGAACCGAAACGGGGTCGTTCCTCTTCGCGCGGTCGCGGTCGTGATGATGACGATGACGAACCGAAAAGTCGCAGTCGCAGTCGCAGTCGCAGTCGCGATGATGACGACGATTACTGATGAAAGGGGGCCAGCCGAAATGCTGGCCCCGTCCATGATTGCGGGGCGAAATGGCTAAACGTGTTCTGAACACTGATATTGAATCATACTGGAATTACTTCCTCGTAGCATTGGAAGATGATGTTACTGGCGAGCAATTCGAGTATTCGATGTTTGGCGAAGACGCGGTTCTGTCAAAGGCAGATCGTCAAAATTTGCGCAGGGTAATCACTAAGCACAAAATCATTACATTCAATGGTAATGGTTATGATATGTTGGTCCTGACTGCTGCTATAAAGGGTTTCTGTGCGTCCGATCTTAAACGCATAACCAACGCGATTATCGCGGACAAAATGAAACCTTGGGAAATCGAAAGGGAATATGGTTTTGTTGTTCCTGAAATCGATCATATTGATTTGATGGAAGTCGCTCCCGGAAAGGCTTCATTGAAAATTTACCATGGTCGAAATCATGGGCGCAGACTTCAAGACCTACCATATCATGAAGACACAACTCTGACGCGGGCGCAGGCCGATAAGGTCTGTGACTATTGTTTCAATGATCTTGACGCAACGAAAGGTTTGTATAAGACGCTTTCGGGTCAAATCAATCTTAGAATTGCTCTTTCTCGCGAACATGGAATTGATCTTCGTTCCAAGTCGGATGCGCAGGTTGCGGAAGCAATCATCAAAAAGGAAATAAAGCGCATAACGGGAAAGTGTGAAAAGCCTGATCTGAAGAAATGGGGCACTGGCACGCGCTTTCATTACCGCGCCCCGGCTTACATCAAGTTTCGGTCACGTCGCTTGAAAGATTTGCTCATGCAAATCGAAACAACTCCGTTTAGAATTGGTAAGAACGGATACGTTGATCTTCCTGAAGAAATCAAAGAAGAAAAAATCAGGATCAATCGTGGATTATACACCCTCGGCATTGGTGGTCTGCATTCCAACGAGAAATCAACAACCCACGTTTCAGACGAGGAATTCGTTCTTCGTGACTCCGATGTTACTTCATATTATCCAATGATTATCATTGGGCAAGGTCTATACCCTGCACAATTGGGTCCAGCTTTCAAGAAGGTCTTTCGACGCATTGTTGAGGATCGAATTCATGCAAAGCAAATGGTTGCCAAACTTGAAGAAGAATTGCCGAAGATTAACGACCCTGATCGTATCGCGCAGACCCAGCTTGAAATTTCCCGCTGGCAGATTGCCGCTGATGGCGGGAAGATTATGGTCAACGGTTCTTTCGGTAAATTCGGTTCTTCCTTCAGCATTCTATACTCCCCGCCACTGCTTATTCAAACCACCATCACCGGGCAACTTTCCCTGCTCATGTTGATTGAGCGCTTGGAAGATATCGGCATCGAAGTTGTCTCTGCCAACACTGATGGTATTGTGTCAAAAATCCCACGCTGGATGGAAGACGAATACAAGGCTGTTCTTGAACAGTGGCAGTCCGACACTGGTTTTGGGATGGAATTTACAGATTATCGTGGTCTGTATTCCAGAGACGTTAACAGCTATATCGCCATAACGACGAAGGGTAAGGCAAAAACCAAAGGCGCATTCTCCCTCGGATCACTGATGAATAACCCGTCATGCGAGATTAGCATTCAGGCTGTTATTGATTATCTCAAAGATGGTAAGCCAATTGGTGAAACCATCAAGTCTTGCAATGACATTCGGAAATTTATCACTATCAGAACAGTCAATGGTGGTGCGGTATGGCCAGTTAAGCGGTTCAGTGGTGGAACTGTCGCCAATATCTCCAAGGTGCGAGATGGTGAATTCTTGGGCAAGTCTATCCGTTGGTATTACGGGAAAGACGTTGATTGGGCGATTCACTATAATAAGCCAACGCAAAGTGGAAATCACAATAAGGTTCCAAAAACACTAGGGGCAGTTCCAATAATGGAATTCCAAGATACCCCTTCATCTGAATTGAAATTCGATGATCGTGGCAAACCTATAAATCCATATGTTATGCCGACCGATGTTGACCGCGCCTTTTACATGAGAGAGGCGTATCAAATACTAGAAGATGTGGGTTATGAATCTAATCCATACGGGAAATTGAGGAAGAAATGAGGCCGAAGCATCTTAGAGGATTCAAGACTAGAAGTGTTCTTGAATCCCGCGTGGTATCTGAAACGAAAAAGGCTGCAAAGGCTGCTGGTTTCGAGCATCGCAAGGTGCGTTATGTCAATCATAACGGTTGTCCTGACGATTGGTTTTTTGGTTATGAGGGTCGCCTAATCATCGTGGAGTTCAAGGCCCCAGACAAGCAACCTGAAGAACATCAGGCCCGAGAGATACGCCGCCTGCGCCGCAGGGGTTTTGAGGTGCATGTGATCGACAACGAGGCCACAGGGCGTGCCTTGTTCGCAGCGCAGAGGGTTTGGTGATGATCCGCAAGGAGTCAGACCTGAGAGGCTATCAGCGCCGATTTGTGAAGCTGATCTTGCGGCTTCTTTCTGTCATTTTCACCCTGCCAATGGGGGCAGGGAAGACTGTGATTGTTCTCACTGCAATTCGGCAACTTCTGCTAACTGGAAAAATTCGAAAGGCACTCATTGTCGCCCCAAAAAACGTCGCCCTCGTGACTTGGCCAGACGAATTTGAGGAATGGGAACATCTAAAAGATTTGAGGTGGTCGCTTCTCCGAATTGATGACGAAGACCCACGTTTGAAAAAATGCAATCGTTCAAATTATCGCTTCGCAAAAGATGTAATCGGTCTCGGTCAAAAAGAATCAGCCGCTTTTGCAAATAGACGTGAAACCCAATACAAAGAGTGGCTGCGTCAGGGTGCGGCCCTTGAAGACACTCAAATTCACATAATAAACAAGGAAGCCCTTGTTTGGCTTTGGTGGTTTTTTGGCGATGGAAAAGACTGGCCATACGATATGGTTGTCTATGATGAATCATCAATGTTCAAAAATGCGAAATCCAAAAAGACGCCAACAGGAATGTTGACGCAATACATGGTCGCAAAGAGAATTCGAAAAAAAGTCAAACGAACTGTTCTTCTGACTGGAACGGTGGCTCCGAAGGGGCTAATCAATCTTTTCGGTCAACTTTTCATCGCAGACGGTGGGGCACGCCTCGGAACATCTAAGACCGCATACGAACAGCGTTATTTTGAAAGATCGTATGATGGTTTCAAGTTGACCCCCCACGAATGGTCTTTCGATAGAATTATCGAAAAAATAAAAGACATAGCTTTTGGTATGCGTGAGGAAGATTGCGTAAGTCTTCCTCCACGAATTAACAATATAATTAAGGTTGATATTGGTCGAAAAAACCTAGCTAGGTATGAAAAATTTAAGCAGACCATGATCGAAACGGAAACGGATATTGAGGCCGTTAACCGTGGTGTTTTGACACTTAAACTTTTGCAATTTGCCAATGGTTCACTTTACGATGAACGTGGTAAAGATCAGTGGGTTCACGACGCAAAGTTGGAAGCGTTGTCAACAATTGTTGACGAGGCAAACGGTCGTCCGATTCTTGTGGCTTACACTTTCGAATTCGATAAGCGAAGAATTAAGAAAAAGTTCGGTAAGCGCGTTGAGGTGTGGGGTGAAGGTTCAACAATTAGAAGTCAAAAACGTCGCTGGAATAACGGCGAGATTGAAATTCTAATAGCGCATCCTGCGTCTATTGGCCATGGGCAGAACATTCAAAAAGGCGGAAACATTCTGGTCTGGTATGGTTTGACAAATGACCTTGAGCATTACCAGCAAATGAACAAGCGCCTGCATCGCTCAGGTCAAGAAGCAGACGCAGTTTTTATTCATCACATTCTTGCCAAAAACACGCGAGACGAAAGAACCCTCGAAGTTCTCACCGAACGTGGCACGAATCAGGATAGGATAAACGACGCGCTGTTGATTGATTTGTCAGAAAATGACTATTAAGGTGGTTGCGCGGGATCATGGAGAAGCAAGGATGACCACCTTTATCAAAACAGTTAAGGCCCCCGAAAGCCCACCGCGAGAATCCGCTTACGCTGCGCTGAACGGTGTTTCTGTTGATTGGTTGCGTCGGGTATTCCGCATGTCTTCGCGGACAGTCGAGCGTAAACTTACTGGACTCAGAACCATTGCCGTGACTGGTAAGGGTGTGCCTCTGTATGATCTGGCTGAGGCTGCGCAGCGGCTTGTCAAACCTAAAATGGATTTGAATGAATATCTCAGCGATATTACTGTTGACGATCTTCCTGATAAACTCAAGGAAGCATTTTGGAATGCGAAACTCAAAGAGCAGCGTTATCTCAAGAACGCTGGTGAATTGTGGCGAACTGAGGCAGTAATTCAACTTTTTGGTTCGACGTTGAAGGACGTAAAGGAACGTATGCGTTTGATCCCCGAATTGGGCGAGAAGTCTTTAGGTTTGACTCCCGATCAAGCCGAAGGTTTGCGCAAAATTGTATCGCGGGTTCAGGAAGAAGTTTGGCTCCAAATACAGAATTTGGAATCTAAGACGCCATCTTCTGTTGCTGAAATGAACAAAATATACGGCGCAGAAGAAGACGCTGACTATGAATCTCCAACTGCCGTTCTTGGCGATGATGGGTTTGAATACTAATGTCATTTCTTGAAGATATCTTGCGTCAAGCCTCGGTGGCGATTAAGCCATCCATCGATATGCGTGTTTCGCAGACTGCGGAATTGCGAGAATTGAACAACCCCGGTTCCTACGTTGGGAAATGGGATAACAAATTCGCACCATATCTTGTTGAACCGATGGACGAAATGGGTTCAATCTACTTTGACTCTTTGATTTTCGCCGGTCCTGCTCGTTGCGGCAAGTCCGATATGTTCTTCAATTACTTCTTCCATATCCAGCGCAACGATCCCTCGGATTTTATGCTCGTGCATATGACGAAGACCACAGCGCGAGACTGGTCGATTGGTGATCTGCGAAAGAACTTCAGGAATACGCCTGAATTCGGGGCGATGGTCATGCCCGGTCGGCAAAACCTAAATGTTCACGATATTCATTTTATCGGTGATACGCGCTTGTTGGTTAAGTGGCCTACTGTTGCCGAACTTTCTGGCAAAACAGTTCCTAGACATTGGCTGATGGACTATGACCGAATGACGCAAGACGTGGAAGGTGAAGGTCCACCTTTCCGTTTGACATACGCACGCGCGAATACTTTCAGCACAGCATACCGCATGACTGTTGCTGAATCTTCCCCCGGATTTCAGGTTGAATTACCTGAAGATGTTACCGAATGGGAACCTGAAAGCCCCCATGAAGCACCGCCGACGCAAGGGATTCTGAACCTATACAATGCTGGTGATCGTCGGCGTTGGCAGTGGCGATGCACAAATTGCGGTGAGGCGTTTGAGGGTGAATTCGAACACATTAAGTGGGACAAAAAGATAAAAGACCCGCGCCTTGCTTCCCAAACTGCTAGGTTGCATTGTCCGCATTGCGATTTCGCGTTCACACATGACGCTAATCCGGCACAAGGCCAGCCGGGTAAAAACGGTTTGAATTTGAAAGGTAAATGGATAAAGGATGGTCAAATTTGGGAGAGTGACGGGTCGATTTCTGGGGTAGCCCGTCAATCACTGACGGCCTCATTCTGGCTGAAAGGCGTTGCCGCAGCATTTCAGACATGGGAAACGCTAACCTATAAATACATCATCGCGTTGAATTCGCTGGCCCGAACAAACAAGGATGGTGATCTTAAAACAACGATAAATGTTGACCAAGGATACCCATATTGGCCCCAAGCAAAAACTGATAGAATTCAGGTTGAAGACTTGATGCGCAGACCGCGCTTCTATAAAAAGGGTGAAGTGCCTGAGCAAGTGCGCTTCCTCGTTGCCACAATTGACGTTCAAAACAATCGTTTTGAAGTTTTAGTCACAGGTTTTGATGAATATGGAACCGCGTATATCATTGATCGGTTCAATATTCGATATTCAAAACGAGAAGACACTGAAACCGATGAAGAGGGTCAATTTCAACGGATTGACCCCGCGTCATATCCTGAAGATTGGCATCTGCTGATTGAAAAGGTTATCGAGAAAAAATATCCGCTGGCCGACGAGTCTGGTCGAGTTATGGGCATTCACATGTCAGCATGTGACTCTGCCGGTAAAGAAGGCTTTACCGTTAACGCATATGCGTTTTGGAAATATCTGAAGAACGACGAACTTCGTCGCGGCTATCATGATCGTTTTCTTTTGCTCAAGGGTGCATCATCTGCTGACGCACCGCAGTTCGCGGTGCGCTACCCCAATACGGATCGTAAAGACCGCAAGGCGAAAGCCCGTGGTGAAATTCCAGTTGGCTTTATCGGAACACTTGTTCAAAAGGACAAGGTTTACGGTATGCTAGGCAAAGACGATGGGTTTGGTGGTGTAAAATTTTGTGATGGTTTGGCCCGTTGGGTTTACACCGAATTGCTTGTTGAGGTCAGAACAGATACCAAATGGGAAAACCCGAAGCGTTTGCGCAATGAAACATTTGACTGTCTTGTTTATGCGGTTACGATTTTGAATCATCGCCGTATAAAATTCGATAAAATTGACTTCTCAGATATTGACAGGACTCCAGAATGGGCAAGGCCGCAAGATGAAAATTCAATGGTCAGCTTCATAAATGAAGACGGTGAGACTGATATCTATGATGAACCAAAACCAAGACGTTCACTGTCAGAGTTGGGAACTTCCCTCGCATAGAGGTTCCCATCCTGCAACCACCATGATATAGATACCTCAACGTCAGGAGAACCGACCATGCCAACTTTAACCTCTACGCAATGTTCGGAACTCGCAACCCGCATTGCCCGCCTTCAGGATAGCTATGAGCAATTGCTTGAGGGGCGCAAGGCGCGTGTTTTGGTCGATCAGAACGGTGAACGCATTGAATTTAACGGCGGAAACGCGCGCAGCCTGTTGACCTATATCAACGGTTTGAAGGATGAATACGCGAAGGGTTGCAACATCGGAACTTCTCCAATCGGAAAGCCGATCCGGCCATTCTTCTGAGGCTAAAAAATCGATTGGAGTGAGCGATGAAAGAGGCTAAGGTATCTGAGGTGCGAGAGACGCCCCGCAAGTCGTCACCGGACCACGGGGCCGTCGCAGACGGGGCACTTCTCCCTCCCGATGCAGCGGCCCCGACCAATGAGACCCTTGCTTTGGGTGGTGGGGCCTACGAGGGCGCGCAACGTCTGTCCAGACAGATGGCAAGCTGGCGCACGGTCAATGCCAGTGCGGATCGTGACACACTCCCCCACAAAAGCATTCTCGACGCCCGGTCAAAAGATATCGCGCGCAATGACGCATATATCGATAATGGAATTGAAAAATACAAAGATTCCGTTGTTGGTGCGAAATTTACTTTGAATTGCGCACCGAATATCGATTATTTGCGGCGAACCGATAAGCGCCTCGATGAAACTTGGATGCAGGAATTTCAAGAGGAAGTGGAGTCGCTTTGGGAAGTTTCGGCTGAAAGTGAAAGTCGTTGGATTGACGGGCAGCGGACCAAAACCGCAACTGAAATCGCACGCCTCGGTGTCGCAAGCAAATTGATGCAAGGTGAGGTGTTAATGTCGTCGGAATGGTTGCGGCGCTCACGCCGCCCGTTTAACACGGCATTCTTGATGATTGACCCCACGCGCTTGGATGATCCGAATATCGAGTTGGGTCGATCCTTGCCCTCAAATATTCGAAAAGGGGTTCGACTTAACGCGCAGGGTGAACCTGTTGGTTACTTCATCATGAATGAACACCCACATGATTACATGCCGATGTTTAAGCATGTTACAACGGGTCGTAGTTTCCAATACACACCCCGTGAAACGCCGTGGGGTCGTCGGAATATTCTTCATGTTTTCGATGAAAAACGGGTTGGTCAAACCCGTGGTGTGTCAAAAATGGTGTCTTCACTCAAAGAAATGAAGATGACCAAAGAGTTTCGCGATATCATGTTGCAAAACGCAATCACGGTATCCAGTTTTGCGGCAGCTATCGAGTCCGAACTTCCGGCAGATAAAATCTATGAAATGCTTGGCGGGGCCGATATTGAGGCAAACGATTTCCAAAATGGAGTTGCGGATTATGCGGGCGGCTTCCTTGGTGTGCTGAGTGAATATCTGAAGTCATCGAATGGGACGATGATGAACGGTGTGAAAATTCCACACTTGTTCCCCGGCACCAAGTTGAACCTTATGCCAGCGGGTCAGGGTGGGCCGCTTGGCACAGATTTTGAAAAGTCACTACTTCGCTACCTCGCCGCCTGTATGAATATGTCATTTGAACAATTCAGCGGTGACATGACTGGTGTGAACTATTCCACCCTCAAGGGTGCAATCAATGAAACTCAAAAACATATGAAGGTCGAAAAGCGACTCAGCGCCGAACGCATCATGAATTTCATGTATGGCAATTGGCTTGAGGAAATGATTGTCAATGGGATGGTCACCTCGCTACCCCGAAACGCCCCCGCCTTCTGGGATGGTATGAACCGTGAAGCCTATTGTCAGGCAGAATGGTTCAACACTGGTCGTGGTCAGATCGAAGAACTGAAAGAGACACAGGCTGCGGTTCAGCGGATCAAGAACCGTCTATCGACTTTTGAAGATGAACATGCTCACCTTGGAAAAGACTGGCGACGGGCGATGCGGCAGATGAAGCGTGAGGAAGATTTTGCCAAATTGATCGAGTTGGATTTGCGCCCAGATCAAGAGCAAAATATGACAAATGCCGCCACCGGGGCGGTGCGAGAAAAAGACGCCCCTGATGGCGAAAGTGGAGACGGTGAATAAAATGGAAAAGCATTTTCTGGTAACTTCCTTTGAAAGTGGTCTGAGTCTCATGAGTGAGGTCGGCCACGCTGAGGGTGTTGCATCACTGCAAACGGCACTGAAATCTTCTCTGCTAGAGGGTATCGATATTACTTCGATGGGTTTGCCGAAGGGTGAGTCTGCAATTGCTATGATGTGCGACGAAGGCTATTGGCCCGACCCTCGCAGTTGGATGGCTCAATTCCGCCCGTATTCGGTGAAAAACGGAACACTCACTATCCCGGTTCGCGGGGTTTTGCTTCATGGTGTGACGCTGACTTATGGTCGGTATTTCACTGGATATGAATATGTTATGCGGGCGACAATGCGCGCAAAACTCGATCCTGAAGTTCGAAATGTCATCTATCTTGTTGATTCGAATGGTGGCCATGTCGCAAGCTGTTTCGATACTTGCGATGCAATTGCAGATATTGGGAAGCCGACAATCGCGTTCATCGCAGATTTCGCGAACTCGGCAGGCTACGCAATCGCAGCTTCATGTGATAAAGTCATCGGAACTCAAACGGTTCTGTGTGGGAATATCGGTGTTTTGAAAACACATGTCGATAGTTCAAAGATGTATGACAATATCGGCATCAAATACGAATATGTCACCGCCCCGGAAGGTGGTGACAAGGCAGACGGTTACGCGGGCACGAAAATTACGGATGACATGAAGGCCCGTGGTCAGAATGATGTGAACGAAATTTACGAGATTTTTGTTTCGGCAGTAACGAGAAAGCGCAAAATCACCGCCGAAAAAATTCGCGAAAGCAAAGCGCACGCTTTTCAAAAAGAGGCTTCCCTTGAGATGGGCCTTATTGATATGGTGGCCTCGGCGGTTGATATGCTCAAGGTTGCCTCTGATGTGTTCGGGTCAGAGTCTTTTGGTGCTGACGATGACCGAACAGCTACGGCCCCGAGTGGGGAAACTGAAGAAACCCGTGTTGCAAAGGATGGGAAGATGACTGACGAAGAAATGAACGCCGAAATCGCCTCCAAAACCAAGGCGGCAAAGGTCGAAGGTGCAACGGAAGCCAAGGCTCGCATTGGTGATATTCTGGGCCTTGATGAAGCCAAGGGTCGCGAAGCGCTGGCCTCGCATTTCGCTTTCAAGACCGATATGGATGTTGAATCGGTGAAGGCCGCGTTGGCTGCGGCACCGATTGCGACCAACGCTGACGCGACCAAATCGACGCCCGCAGGTGGGGGTTCGACCGACGCACTGAAAACCTCGTTCGATCAGCAAATGTCGAAAGCTACACCCAACCTGTCGGCCAATCTTGGCGATGACGACAAGGCGAATGACGCTGACAAGTCGCTGAATGCGACGAAGAGTTTGGCCACGCGGGCGGGGATTGGTGGTTATCGTTCCGTCAGCAATCAGTAATGATTGCGCAAAGTGTGGGGGTGATGTAATTTGCCCCCACGAACTTCAACGAAACAGACGGGAAAGAAACCATGCCCCCGATCACCATTCCCTATGCACAACCGGGTGTCGCGTCATTTGAATTGACCGACGACTATCTGAACCAGCACTTGTTGCGCGGTTCAGACCCCAAACTCAGCCCCGCCATTTCGGGCGAGGCCGGGGCAACCGTCCGTCGCTTTGAGGCAGTGGGTTTCGACTCGTCTGGCGATATTGTTCCGGCAGTCTGGCACGCGACCTATTCCGGTGGTGGTGTTCGCGCAATTGGCATTGCGACGAACGCCGCCGCTGCCGGTGAACGGGTTCTTTTCTGGACCACTGGTCATTTCAACCAAGATATGATCCTGTTCCACACCAGTTTCGACACGCCGGAAAAGCGCCACATGGCCTTCTTCGGAGCGCCGACCCCCACGGCAATTCGCCTCGATCCGCGCTTCCCGGCCTGATCGAATTCCAAGAACCGGCTGATCCCGTATCACGCCAAAACCAAATTGAAAACGAGGGCCTATAATGGACTATACCATCTGGGATCAGCGGAAATTCCTTGGCATGATTGTTGAAGTCAAGCCGCGCCGCAACTACTGGCTTGATCTGATGTTCGGCTTTGAAATCACTTCCGAAAACGAGTATATCGATTTCGAGAAAATCCCTGCGCTGAACCGGGTTGCCGCACCCTATGTCATGCCGCTGGCCGCAGGTCGCCCGGTCATGGAACTGGCCAGCCGCGCCGGTCGCTTCAAACCTGCCTATGTGAAGGTGAAGGACTCCATTGACCCCCTGCAAGGGTTGGTGAAAATCGCAGGCTCGGGCGAAGCCCTTTTCAACCCGGCAAGCCTTTCCATCCAAGAGCGGCGCGAATTGATGCGGATTGTGATGAACCAACAGCATGTTGAGTCCATCCAGACCCGCCACGAATTGCAGGCTGCGCAAGCGGTGATTGACGCGGGCTACATTGTCGAAGGTGAAGACTATCCGGCTGTCACGTTGAATTTCGGTCGGGCCGCAGGACACACCGTTGTCAAAACCGCTGGCAACTTCTGGGGTGACTCTGGTGTTTCCATCATGGATGACATTCAGACTTACGTTGATCGCATGGTCGATGCTCCGTTTGGTGGTTTGCCCACACGCATGACCATGGGGCCTGCTGTCTGGTCTCGTGTGCGGAAAGACCCTGAAATTCTGAAGCACATGGACGTGAATGTGCGCGGCGGCGCTGCAACCATCGAACGTGGGATTATCGGCACCACCGATAAATCCTACAAGGTGGGTGAACTGAACCTCGGTGGGAATTCGGGCAATTCCATTGAAATGTGGGTTTCCAAGGAAACCTATCAGCCCGAACGTGGTTCGCCCGAAGTTCCTTTCTTGCCTGTCAACAAGGTGACCTTCACCGGCAGCAAGGAAGCATTCCAAGGCTACCGTTGCTTCGGCACCATCATTGACCCGAAACACAGCTACGCATCCGCACCCATTGTGGGGCGTGGTTGGGAAGAGGTTGGTGACCCCGCAACGGAATACATGCTGCACCAGTCGGCACCGCTGCACCTCGGCCTGAACCCGAATACCACTCTCACGGTGACCGCAGCCCCGGCACC